TAGTAAGTGGTCTCAACAGGATCGTAAAGCCAAGCGCCAAGGTGCCCGTTATGCTTTGAGAGGCAATGAGCCACTGTAATTGCGTAGTTAGCAATCCTAAAAGCTGTTCCATGATATCTGTTTCCCACCATGATAATTGAATTCTGTACCCTTGCACAATGCTGAAATGAAGGGCACTGTGGAAATAAAGCAGACTGATCAACACGAATGTTCGAGATAGGATTAGGAGGGTCGACCGGGTTGTTATTGCTCTCATTTTCTCTGCGAGGAAGGACATTTGACTGGTCAGCATCTGTTGTGCGTCTGCCTCTTCCACCTGTCTGACAAAAGATCTTCCAATAGAGGTAGTAGGCAGTAGCTGTTGGGACGGCGATTTTGATGGCCATTGGGATAAAATTTGATCCAACCGCCGTGTAGCGTTTGAAAAGCGACCCGAGATCGTTGAAAAAACCCGAAAGTTTCTCGGTAGCTTCAGGAGCAGCGGAATATAGTCCAGGAAGTGAGAGACGGAAGAGATGAACAGAACGCTGTAGGTTAGCGTAATGACCGGATGAAATACCGGCAATTGCAGCAAAAACTCCTCCAGCAGCGAGTACCCCGTCGATATAAGTGAAAAGATCAACAAGGGTCGATGTAGGACTGATATGACCTTTGCTAACCAGGCCATAGAGTAGATCACCAGCAGCAGTTGTAGCAGTGGTGTGAAGTCTTTGCCAGGCATTATCGCAGTCCAAAGCAAGCTTCTCGGAGAGGCTGCTTGTTGCCAACCAAATTGCGACAAGAAGTGCCGCGAGGGCGATTGTCCACTGAACAAGTTCTGTTGAATAAGAGTATTCAAGCACACAAGACACAAGACTAAGAGTTGCACGAGCAGTAACAAGAGCAAACTTGTCAAGAATTGTAGCGTTTCCGTAGGTAAGATAAGAAACGACAGAATCTTCAGTGGCATTAGCAAGAACGCCAGAGAATACTCGATGAGTGTGCTGAAGAGGTTCAGGAAAAGCCCGTACAAGAACGGAAAGGGCAACCAAAAGGGTCGCAATGGTAAAGGCAATGCTGATGACTCGTCTAGAGAAGTGAAGCTTCGTAAAGACTGTTCTGTTGGTTGAATACTCCCGCCAGAGTCCTGTGAGGGTGACAAAGGTCTGAGCATGAGAAAGAATGCTAGAGATAGGGCTATCCCTAACGAGACCAGTGCAAGTCTCTTCCTGCGTTGCTGTTTTAGACGCATATTTCTTTCCATCCGGACCGAAGAAATGAACGCCGCCACAAGAGCAGCGCCCAAGAGTCCGGCTGAAATCCGCCATGTTTTCATTCATTCAGGCTACTTTGGGCACCTTTTTCGGTGACCCGCTTTCTCGCTGGGTTGTCGTCGGTATGAATCGTCAGCTCGAGTTACTCGAAGAGAATGGACGCTAATATCAGGTTCTTGTTTTGTAACAACGTAGTTAACAGAATGGGAACCACAAAAACTACAACGTAGATAGCGATACGAAGCCCCTCGGTCGCCGTGACGGATGGCTAGGTAACTCGTTACGCTGATGTTACGTGTGGTATCCTGATAACACTTGTAGCAAGTAATGATAATCTCGATCATAGACTCGATTAACTCGGGATGACTGAAGTGAACAAGGGAGTGTTTGCACG